TCAGATCCATCTTCATTGTGACTATCTTCTAAATTTACAAAGTAAGCTTTATTATATTCTAATGGTGCTTGAAGTTCATCTTTAAAAACAATCTCAGCTAAAGGAATATTCATCTTTTTGCATAGTGTTGTTATTTGTTCATCTGTTAGTGACATTTATTAATTATATATATAAATTATTCTTTATATTGTTTATATGTATAAACCATTACCCATAATATTACTACCGTCATAAGCACCACCAGCACTAAAATGTTGAAATTGAACAGGAAGGAAATGTTGGAATTGGAAATTTGCACTGAATGGTTGTGATATTAAAGCAGGAGGAACATATGCATGTAATAAACCGCCTTTTAATCCTACAGTTGATTTTTCAATAGCACCACCAACCATACGAGATTGTGGTTCAAATGCATCATATGCATGGCCTAAATCAACTAACCCTCTACGTGCATCAATACCGTGTTTATGCATCAATGCACTATTTTTACTATTTAAATAATTATCCATTCCAGCACGTGCAAGAGTGCCATATCCATATCCTAATTGTTCGTTAAGTGCTTGATTCAAATGATGACTAGCGTTTGAACTAATACCCATACCAAGTTTTGCCAAAGGATTCATTGTATCATTATATACCCTACCAGCTTTTCCTGCTGTGTCAATAGTGTCACGAATAGTAGCATTGCTAAAATCTTGCCATTTATTTGCTTTACCGATTCTATTGATTTTACCACCTCTTTTTGGTAGTGGTCTCATCGTTGTATTTTGTTCATGACCTACAAAATTAGAAACTCCCATGCCAAGTTTTGCCAAAGGGTTCATTGTATCATTATATACCCTACCAGCTTTTCCGGCTGTGTCAATAGTGTCACGAATAGTAGCATTGCTAAAATCTTGCCATTTATTTGCTTTACCGATTCTATTGATTTTACCACCTGTCATAGGTGCTGTCATAGGTGCTGTCATAGGTGTTGTCATAGGTGTTTTTACCATACCATGAGCTTCTGGACTGATAGCCTTAGCAATACCTTGATTCATTTCAATTTCTTCAGGTGATAGTTGAATTTGTGACCCTTTACCCTTATTAAATGCCCTACTGACAATATTATAAGTATTAGGATGAACAAGTAACTCAAAACCTGTGCCTTTTTTAATCCTGACCATCAGGCCTTTTTTAAGTTTTCTTAATTGATGTGGACTTGCGTCAATTTGTAATGTATGCATTAATAAATAAATCATTATCTTTTTAAATGATTTAATCATTATCTAATTATTAATTAATATTATCTAATTATTAATTAATAATTTCTTTAGTATTTAAACATAGAACTATAGTTAACTATTATTATAAATATAATATATCTTTAAACCCTAGCACCAGTTAAAATATCAATAGAGATCTTTACACCATATTCAACGAATACATAATAATCACATGCTTTAGAACTTAAATTTTGACCAACAATTTGAACAGATTTAGGCACACCCATTTCAACAGGCAACATGCGTTCAACATTTACATAGTAATAACAATGAGACATATCAAAATCCTCACGTCCAACTAATCCAGAAGTTAATCCATCCGTTAAACCTCCGTTTACAGCATTCTGACCATAAAGTTGGTTATTAAATTGTTCGAAATTATATTTCTGAAGGTTATAGATGGCGTTCTGTCCGGATATTTGCACGTTGAAATTTGTGATGTGACACAATGGGGATGTGTTACCAGTCCCTGCAGGATCAAAAGGACTCTGGAATACAGGAAAACCTTGAGCAAACCCAGTATTTGAGTTATTAACAGCCCCAGTTTTAGCACATGCTGTAGTAGTTGTATTAGTTGCAGTAGCTGAATAAAACGGTAATAATAAGATTGATTTAATATTTGCAATACCATTTGTAATAAGCTGATTAATAAATTGACCTGTCGGAATATTAACAATTTGATACTGGTATACATCAGTATAGTTAATTTGTTTAATAGGTGATGATAAAATAGCTTGTTCAAATGGAGGATTAAATGTATATGCTGGAATATATAAATATACACTTTGAGCTAACGGACCTTTAGCAATACCAGCAATACCTGATAAAGTTTGATCTAAACATGTAGCACCTACGGAAACATTCATAATAAATGTAGCTTTAACACCAATAGATCCAGCAGTAGATGCGAATGTATTTGTTACTAATCCAACACCACCATTACCAGTAGCTGGTGAAGCAATCATTAAAGGATTTACACCACCAATAGCATTAGATACACTTGTGCAATGAAAATTGGCAAGTGCAGGATTTCCAGCTGTTCCATCTACAGCTGTGTTTAATGCACATACAACAGTAGATGAAGTATTATTTAAATTTAATGTAATTTTCATAAACACCCCTTTAAGTAAAGGACACATATTGAAAAAACTATGAACATGTTTAAGTTTAATAATACCCATAACAGCAATTTGTAAAATCGGAGCTGTTGTAAAAGTAACAACAGCAGCATTACCAGCAGTTCCTGCAGCATTGGAAATAACTGCATTAATTTTATTAAAAATATATGATTTCCATAATGTTGTTAAAGAACCAGTTCCATTAAATAATAATGATGAAAAATTTGATGAAGTGCCTCCTTCAGCATATGTATCAACAGTGCATAATAATCCATCACCATCAAAATTGATATGTCTTTGTCTTTCTAAAAATCCATTGTTACCACATGCTGATTTAAATGAATTAAAACGACCGGATAAAACTGCAGCAGTTATTTCATTAGTATTATTTGTTGTTCCATTCATAAAAGCATCTGTTGCGATTGCTGGTGGTGTTCCTACAGCTGTGCCAGCACCAAAAGATTGAAAGAATTGAAATGTATCTGAATCATCGGGATAAAACCCAATTTGTGCACCCTGACTTATAACATCTTGATATGATAGGGAGGTCATCAGTTTAAAAGTATTCCACATATTTATGTAAGGGGTTTGTTGCACGCATGTTGAACCATTGTAATCCAGGGTCATACTGTGAATAATTGTCCCGAACCAATTTTTAAGTCCCATAGCATAATCTGCACTGTTAGTTGCTGTATTCCATTTGCAAAATGTTTGTGCTCCTGATGCTACAGCTGTTGTTACACCTGTTGCATTTGCTGTCATTGAAAGATTACTTAAAGGTAATCCCAATGTCAACAGTAAGGGCATGGCCAAATAGGCCTCTCTGTAGCTCATATACTTGTTTGAGTTTGAGAGTTGACTCGTATCCGTAATGGATTGAGAATTTGAGTAATTTTGATTTTGGTTGTCTAAGATGTTAACCCAGTCTTTTCTAACGAAGACATTGGGGCTTCCTTCCACTTCTTGGGATAGGTCAAATACTAGTTTATCACACATTAGGTAAATAAGTTTATTAATCTTTAAATATCTTTAAGGATTGTTAAATAATAATATAATTACATATGCATAACAATGTTTTTTCTTACTGTGTTAACAGGTGGTGCAATATTTAAATTTGATAATTTTGAACTTAAACCTTTAGGTAATCCTTTACCCTGTGATACACCAGCACGGGTATAAGGATTCATTCCAGTAGTTGAAATATAATCATCCATATCCATGTATGATGATGCCACACCAGGCCCGGCTGTTCTTAATAGGACTGACCCCATCCCCTCACCTTTAACAAATTTCATACCTTTGTGATACGCTGATAAAGCGTGTAAATTAGACGCATTATGATGCGGTAATTGTATTAATCTAGTTGTGTTATATACCATTAGTATTTAAAAGAGATTATATCTTTAATTATATTTTAAAAGTTAATTTTTCTTTGATCAGTATATTACGTAATTTGAATACAGCTTTTAACATATTATCTAGTGTAGCTAATTTTGAATTAATAACTTTTTCATGTTGTAGTTCTGTATCATTTTTTAAATCATTAAATAATTTAGTTTTTTCATTGTTAATATCAGTAATTAGAGTATTAAGTTTTGATTCGTCCATTATATATATAATATATTATTTCTTTATGTTACTTTAATGATTTTAAAATCATTTAGTTCCTAAAAATGATTCATCTTTATCTCTGAGAGTTAATAAGATTGTCATATTAGGGTCATTAATTGCAACTGCTTGAAGTGTAGGACTTAAAAATGTAAGACGTAATTCATTATAAGTTCCATCAATTAATTTATTCCACATAAAATTAGGCGGTTTTTCAGATATTAACTCTCCTACACCTACATTACTATTTAAACTATATATAATACTTGATGGTTGTGTATATGGATTATTAATATTTGATAATGAAAATAATAAACTACTATTTGGTTGAACTTGCGGGGCTAAATTAGATAAATATGAAATTGTATTTACAGAATTTACTGAGGCGTAATTTGTTGATGATGTAGGTGTGCCAAATGTAATACCACCACCAACATTATTAGCACTAGCAAAACCAGCAGTATAACCTACAATTGCATTAAAAGCCGATGGAAATGTCACGACACTATTAAACACTGTTGAAGGCCATCCAGCAGGTGGGACTGTTCCATTAGTTGGGGTTGTTGTAGGGATTTGATAAGTATTTAATTGGACTGCAT